GAAATCAGAAAACAAATCATCTTCTGGTGGAAATAATGATGATGGTAGTTTTTCAAGCGATTTAATTTTCTCATCACGCATGTATTGTTCAATGCTGCCAAAGTCACTAAAGTATTCTTTGAAAGCATTGGCACAATATAAGGCTTCTTCTTTAGTCAAAGTCATACTTTAAATCCTTCAAACTTCTTACTTGGTTGTATTTTATTGAAGGCACCAATTGCTGGTTGACCAGAATCGGCAATATTAATCTGTGCTGATTGTTCAATATCAAATAGTTTCATTTTTGACCTGTCAACACCAATAGAAAATCTCTTATAGTGTGTTGGATCATTATATCGATTCTTTAATTGTTTTACCATAATTTGGCCAAGTTCTTCTAATTCTTCGGAAGAAATCAAAGCAAACATCAAGTCGGCGGTTGCAGGCAACCCAAACGATTCACTCGTATCCTCCAAGCCTGGATCGCTCGATGTGAATCCACTCCTCGTAGTTTGAGTAGCAGATACAATAGGAACATTATATTCAACTGCAAGACCCCTAAGTTCTTCTGCGATGGATTTGACGTAGGTGTAAGAGTTAATATTTGCACCAGCTTTAATCCGACTCGAACAACAAATGTTAAGATAATCAACAAAGATAATGTCAGGAATAAAAGACTTTTTGAGGTTAAGTTCATTTAATAAAGTCCTAAAATGAGTTACGGAAGCAGCTGCTGTTGGATATTCTTTGATGATAAGTTTACCTGTGGTCTTTTCACGAACTCTGGCAACCTTCTTATCATACATGTCTTTCGGTAGATCCATCAAATCATCAAGTGTTACATTCAATAAGTTTGCATCTATTCTTTCGGCAATCTTTTCTTCAGCCATTTCAAGTGTAATATATAATGCATTTTTTCCTTGAACCATAGCACCGGCAGCAACATGACACATAAACAAAGATTTACCAACGCCAGTACCAGCAAGAGCAATATTAAGGGTTTTGGCAGGTAATCCTCCTTTTGTAATTTTGTTAAAATACTCCAAATCAAAGGGGATTCGTTCTTCTTTACGGTGATAAAATTCGTATCGTTCATCTGAGTTCTCTAAGTAATCATGTCCTACGGTTGTATCGAAAGAGACGGCCAAAGCGTCCGATAATATAGAGGGAATCGCACCTTTATCATGGCTTTTGTCCTTACCATCGAGAATTGAAATAGCCCCCAATACTGCATTGTATATGGCTTTCTCTTGGCAAAACTTTTCCGTTTTATCAACAAGCCATTGAATCTCGGCTTTTTCTTGACGATTAGCCTCAATTTCCGTAAGATAAGTTTCACATCTCTCAACTTCGTCATCTGAGAGATTGGTCTTTTCTTTGACGGCAATGCTAAGTGCTTCAATCGTTGGTGGGTTATTGTAAGTTTCCGTGAATGATGTAATTTCATCGAATAGGGTTCTCTCGGTTCTGTCCGAGAAATAGTCAGTTTTAATAAAAGGTAATACTTTTCTTAAATAATCCTCGTTATAGATGAGGTTCTTTAATATCGCTTGTTCCAGTTTCATCAATTATTTCCTGCTCAATGTTGGATGACATGATTTCAACAAGCAAGTCACCGATGTAATTTTTAAATTCATTATCTTTTTCCAATTTATTTGGCTTCAATACATTGGATTCTAACACATTAAAGTTGAATTGTAAATGGACTTGATCATTCTTTTCCTCAAATCCGACTCTACCATATTTAAAAACGGTATCTTTATACTTACCATCCAGAAGTTTGATGTGTACCAATTCTTTATCTTCTTTTGGATAGATGTAACAATAATCAAGGCCTTCAATCATAATTAAATATTCTCCGTGTAATTACGAGCATCAGGAGCTTGAAGTGCTTCAGTAATGGCTTCAGTAAACATTGTATTAAAATCTGCGGTACCACCAGATTCAATAATAGATTGTGCTTTTGCCATTTGTTCATCGTAAATTTTGTTTATTGTTTCTTTACTTAATTTTAATTTAAGCATTTTCAACTCCATTCATAGTTTCAATATCGTTAAATAAATCTTCTTCACCACCTTGCATGATTGCACCAGAAGCAATTTGATATTGGTCTTTTACATAATTTTGAAATTTGTTACTTGTAATAAGTGGCAACCAAAAGTCTTTTGTATCAGTTTCTTTTTCTCTAAATTTCTTTTCTTCTATTTCACCAGATGTTTGGTCCACCCTTGAGTACCAACCATTAGATGGTTTAACAACAAATCCACCAGCAAGTGCGACATCAAGTAGGCCGCTCCAGCGGCTAATACCACCATCAAAAGAAACAGAAACAGGGATTTTAGATTTTTCTTTAACATATCTAGATTTCTCTACATTAATAATAAAATTGTAACCGGTAACATCTTTGCCATCTTTTTCTTGTTGACGACCTAATACAAAAATGTTATCAGCTGAGTAATAAGAACCTGTTCCACCACCAACGATTGCTTTAGGGAACATTCCAATTTCCATGTAGGTATGATTAACTACAACCATTGGAATATCTTTGAGTGATAGGTGTGGAGTTACCATTCTGAATAATGATTTAACTGCTTTGGCTCTTGACATATCACCAACGGTTTTACCATCAAGTGCATCATTAACTTCTTTGATAGATGCCAAGTTACCAATGGAATCAACAACAACAATCAAATGTTCACCACGTTCAACTTGATTTAATTGTTGCATCAAGTCAATTTTTAATTGTTCAATATCAGTAAGAGGAGTATGAAGCACACGATTGGTGTCAATTCCAAAAGAATCGAAATAAGATTGTGGAGTGCCAAATTCAGAATCATAAAATAATAGCGCAGCATCGGGATATTTGTCCAAGTAAGATTTGGCCATCAATAATGAAAATGCGGTCTTAAAATGTTTGGATGGACCTGCCCACATTGTAAGACCTGGTGTAAGACCACCATCTAATCGACCTGAGAGTGCCACATTGATAATGGGCACCGAGGTAGGAATCATATCTTTTTGTGTAAAGAATTTTGATTTGGATAAAATAGCCGACTCTTTAATCGAACTATTCTTTTTGATTTTATCAAGTATACTCATAATTACCTTTTCATTTATCGTTTCATTTTTTTAGATTTCAAAACAAAAGATTTTCTATGTACTTCATCATTTTGTTTAAATGCAAATTCAGCATTATAATCATAAATTGGTTCTAATTTTTTTTTTTTCTATCTTCTGTACTATTATTACTTATGTGATGTTCAGTATATACTCCAGGTACTTCGGGATTATGTTCTGTTTCCATCATAGCCAAATTCTCTTTATCAATTTCAACAAAATCCTTTGGTGCTGTATATGCTTCATCATCAATACTTTTGGCAACTTTTTTAGCTTTCTTAAAAAACTTTTTGATACCAGAATTTTCCTTCTCTGGCACTAAACCGACAATCTCACCATCATTTAAAATGGGATCGCCTTCTTTTCTATTGCCAGCCATGGACATATTTGCCGCTATCAATAATAACACAGCTAACGGGTCAAATACAACCATAATAATCATTATTACCAAACGAACCGCTTTATCAATGGCATTATCATCATCGTGACCATATACTAATTCACCAACATATTTAATAGGACCAACTTCAGCGGTTAATTTATTTTCTTCACGTAATAATGGTAACTTTCTATTATTAACATCTTTTAACTCTCTTTGAGTTTCTTGAATTTGTTTATCTAAACGATTACTTGCCGTTGATGGATCTTTGGCACGAGCCAACAAATAATCCAATCTTTCTTTGGCCACTTTTTCTTGTTGGTTGAGGTTTTTAATTTCAACAGAATTGGCACCAGCATCTAGTGTAGAATCAATATGTGATTTGGATAGGAAACCAAAAATACCCATGCTTGTAATAAACATGAGGATTATGACAGCGCTAGTTAAATATGATTTTAACAAAAATGGTGCTGTTTTCCAATTACGATATAACCAAGATGCGGTTACGAGTTTACTCATTTCAAGGACCGAGCCCATAAAAACGATTGGCCAAAATGCGCCTGTGAAAATTGCTGCTAATCCAATAACGGAATAATAGGCAGCAATGCCTGATAGTAGTAGTGCTGATAACAGCGTTAAGTATGTCATGAAAAAAAGTCCTCTAGTGTGCTTACCTTCTCTGTACTCCAACCCATACAATCCAATATAACCCTAATTGGTTCCAAAAAAGCCTTATCAAATTGCATATCATAATCAATATAGTCTTGTAATTCAAATTCTTTAGGTAACCGAGAAGGATAGGAAATAACAGTATCTTTGAGCGGATTAGGCATCTTTAGATATGTAAATTTAATTTTTTCACCTTCTTGAATCAACTGATACTTTTTTGTTAATTTATTATTTTTTATAAAAGTATTGTATAGAATTGCACCTTTCACATGTATTGGTGTACCCAATTTATATAATGTGGCGGCGTCTGAGTATTTATTCAACCCATTTAGGCCCCGAGGAAAAGATATCTCTTCCGGTGGTAATTTTTTAAATTCTTCCCTAAAATTCTTAATAAACGCATGGATATCATCTTCCGAACC